CAACCGACATACAGACGGTTGTTGGTGGAAGTCACCCATTCGCAGAATGATTCCCAGGAAGATACGCCAGACTGGCGTGAAAGAGTTGAACTAGCCATTTTGAATTTAACAGAAAAGTAAGACCATCAGGGAAATGGTGGAGTTACTATTCCTCTGCCACCCTTAGGCAGAGGTATGAGAGACGTGATTTAGACACCCTATAGGTCTCGGTTTGGGGTGTGGTCTGCAACGAATCGTTACATTTGTTTACCTATTTAGTATAACAGGTGTTCGGGAATCCGTCAAGAGTAAAATTGGAGTATTTTTACCTAGTGAACTGACCGTAACCAGTCCCAGACATCCATCCTCCAGGTCCTTCTTGAAAGTTTTCCGAACCACCTTGTGATTCTAACACAGTAGTCCAGTTTTTTGAAGCCGCTTCGTAGAGTTTTTGGTGAATATCAGCAGACTCTTTGGTCTCAGACTCGTCCAAAATCTGCTGCTCTTCTACTGCCTTGTCATGTGCTTCTTTGTATGTCATCTGCTTTTCAGACAACACAGGAGGAGAGAACCAAGGATCAATCTCTAGGTAATCGGGAGCAGGAACACCAACATAGGGTTGCTCTACCTCCTCATCAGAAGATTCAACCTTCCATGATCCACCAACACCACCATCCATATTGACAGTGATGTCATCGCCACTCCAACTACCTGTTGCTTCAGGAGAGTGAAAAATTTGACCGAGAGTTTCCTTAATTTTCTTAATCATGCCCAGACTAGTTGCTTGTAGTATTGATGTGCGTAAGTTTCGCGAGCACCTTTGATTCCCCAACCCAACCAATAAAATGCAGGAACCATGTACTGCGAGATGGTGTGTCCACGTCCTTCAAACTCTGGAAGGTATTGCTGGAACACCGATTCGTTAATCATATATGCTGTCTGTCCTTCAAGTGTAGAAGGGTCATATCCAAAACGCTCAGAGAACAAACCAAGGTTGCGGTAACGTCCTACTGAGGTCCACTGAATAAGACCATACCCACCGATACGGCAATCCCCGTAAGGAACTCTAGCCCCTCCCTCGCATATGTCGGGAATGAACTTGCTTTCCTGTTGGATGTTACCCATAATCGTTGCAAGAGCATTACGATCTCGGATTTTGGTTTTCTCTTGTAATTTGCTGAGGACATATTGCTCATTAGGAGTGCAGTCGGGACACTTCCAGGTCTTCTCGACTACAGGAATTTCTACAACCTCAGGTGGAGGAGGTGCGGTAGCAGGACCAATGGTAGCAAATCCAAGTGCTACGGCGGCAGTAGCAAGTAGTGTATTCATAAGTCTCATGTGAACCTCACTATACTAGCATATAAAAAGAGGGGCGTCAACTGGATTGTGCCAGTTACCCCTCCGTCATGCGACGACGATATTCAGTTTTATTTAGTCTCTTTTAAGTCTAATGACAATTTGGTCATTCTCATAATCTGCTTTGAACTCTAAGGGTTTTGTATGGTCCCAGCACAATTCCTCATATAAGGCATTAAGTGTTTCCATGTCTTCGTAGAGGTCAGTCGGCATTTCCTTCATGCAAAAATGTATTTAGTTGAACTATTCAATTGTATTAGGTATCACCAGATACCAGGAATCACTTGACCAGTTGCCAGATAAGATCCAACGGCAGCAACGAATCCAATCATTGCAGCACGACCATTCAGTTTTTCAGCGGTTTCGTTAAACATAGGAATCACCTCTTCAGGTTGTACGGTTTACTTCGTAGATGGTGGAGTCACCATAAGTTTTGTGGTCTTTGTATCCTACCATACGACCCTTCGTGTTTTGAAGAGCAGGCATGAATACAATGAAAAAGAATACTGCTGGTGCTCCCACAAATACGAGCGCCACAATAACATAATAAGTCAGCAGTTCAAGCATCAGAAGATACCAAAGAAAAATTTACCAGTGATAGCATAGGAAAGGAACCCAGAGATGATACCCATCATTGCCCAGCGACCATTATAGGTCTCAGCAAATTGTTGGGGGGACTCCAGACCTTTACGGTTGTATTCTTCGACGACCATCTGGGGTTCTTTTGCGAACAGATTGTTCTGTCCATATTCATTCGTTGTTACGGTCATTGTTCAAATGTGAAGAACTGTTACATTATATATGTTTTCTTTACGTTTGTCAAGCACTTTGAAATATTAAGATTTTGAATCCAATAAAAAAGGACCCTTTATGGGTCCTTCAGTAGGTCTTTTCATGCACGCCACTTGTTCTTTGACAGGAAACAAGAAACCTGGCGGGAGTGTTACCTCCATCCGCACCACCTTGTTTTAGGAACAAGGAAACCAAGAGGGTCATAATGACTCCACCACTCCGTTTTTATTTTAGAGAACGGAGAAACTCTTTTTGCTTATGAGCGACTGTCATCCAGCCAAACACCATCTAGTTTATAGTCTATTGGCAAAGACTAGGAGAATGTAATCACATCATCACCACCAGTAGCAATAGAGATATTACCAACTGGTTGTGCTGCAAGATAATTATTCAAGTAATCAATAGTTTCTGGAGTGGTGTCCATTGCATCATCAAGGGCATCCAGTTTAAAAGAGAACCGAGATTCTTTTGGCAACTGACGATCGATTGCCTTCATGCCCTGATAGTGACGCCAGATTTCCATTTGGAGACCAGGGTCAATATCATTTTCCATTGCGTCCTTGACGCATTCTTCTAGTGCTTTGATTGCTTTTTGATAAGATGTCATTTAGAAACAGTATCGCGAATGTAACAAGGAACGCGGTCGGGGTCCAACCACTTGGTGTATTCAAAATCTTCCATGGCAGTCAGAAGTTGCATCTGATTATCTAGAAGATACATGTCTGAGTAACGCTTGGTGTACTCATTTGCTTTCTGAATTCGGTAGTCAGGATGCCCGTTTTCGAGCATCCCAACAGAGACATACCGATAAGGAAAACGTTCAAGAAGAACTTTCACTTGGTTCATAATAAAAAAGGTCATTTTCAAGTTTAGTAAGGAGGATATCATAATCCTCATCTACATCACCGTAGAAATCAACTCCTTTCTCCTCATAGTGTTTCAGTACCTGATTATAAATGGTAGGATACTCGGTGTCAAGAACTACCTGACGATCGATTGCCTCATAAAGAAGTTCAATATGAGACGAGAAGCGTTGTGCTGTAGTCATATACTTTCCTCTAGTGGACCGTATGCCCCGAAGGGCAACGAGTCAGGCAGGATTTGAACCTGCGACCAACTGCTTAGAAGGCAGTTGCTCTATCCGCTGAGCTACTGACCCATGCGGTAGTCTTTTCGGATTCTTGTTCGAGCTCAGCAAACTGATGAAGATGATCGATGAACAAATCCATCAATGCGTCTTCAATGCATTCAGTTTCGTAGAACTCTGCGTTCATTGGAACTCCTCTTGACTACCCTGTAATTATAGCAGACCCATCAGGAGGGGTCAAGGGGTGTGGTCAGTTTGGAAATAGTCCTTTCGCATGTACCTACCCAGGATGTTTGAGTTGTAAAACGCTGGTGTGCCATCTGACATTGCCTCCGTAAGTACATTGTTTAGAAATAGTTGTCGGGTCTCTTCAAAGTTTGTGAGTCCCTTACTTTTATGTAGGCTTAAAATGTCTCGTTTGAAGACAAGATTCCCGAACCTCTTGCGGTCCTCAGTAAGTTCAGCAGAAGAGCCGTAGTATTTTTTCCAGTCGCTTTCACTTCTAACTCTCCTACCACCACCTCTAGGTTTTCGTAGTTGGTGAAAGTATTTGCGACCGATGTATCTTTTACCTGTGAGTGTATTTGTAATGCAATAGACAAAACCGAAATGGTCGTCAATGTTCTCAGATAGAAAAGGGTGTCCGTTAAAAATCCAGGGGTTTTCATAATCAGTCTGTTTCTCCGTCGTCATCGTGTATACGTACTCGTCTCACGTTCTCACTATCTAGGTAAGATTCTGCGTCCGAGTACACTTCTGCCTTCAGTTCTTGCAAAGCAAACTCAAGGTCTTGTATTAAAATTTTTAAATTTTGTTTATTCATTGGGAATACTCTCCAATCATGTCTAGGACTTGATTTAATGCATGATCGTATCCTTCACGAAACTCATAACTTTGATGGTCATAAGAACCCTCGCCAAGTTCATGCTTAAGTTTAAGCACCCTGGCGAGGATGTCCACCTTGTTCATCATACCTCTTGGCATTAGATACTCTCCTGTAGTGCCTTCCAATCTCTGTCGAACAGTTCTAGACCCTTGTCGGTAAGAATGTGCTTATAAAGTTTATAGAAGATGGGAAGCGGAAGAGTACAAATGTCAGCTCCCACTCTAAAAGCATCGGAGACTTGAATAGGTTCTCTAATAGAAGCAGCAAGAACTTCAGTTTTGACTTGGTGTGTAGCAAAGACATCTGCGATTTCCTCAATGAGATGCATACCATTCCAATGTTGGTCATAGACACGTCCAACGAAAGGTGAGACATATGTTGCCCCTGCTTTCGCAGCAAGAATTGCTTGTGCCGTGCTGAACACTAGTGTTACGTTTACTTGTACGTCGTCGTCTGCAAGTTCTCTACATGCTTTCAGTCCTTCGACTGTGCAGGGAACTTTGATGGTGATGTTAGGTCCGATTTCCAGATAATCCTGTGCCATATCAAGCATCTCTTCGGCAGTATCCCCGACTACTTCAGCAGAAACTGAAGCGTTCCATGGGAAGATTGCAGAAATCTCCTTGATTACGTGCTTAGGATCCTCACCTGCTTTTAACATAAGACTGGGGTTTGTAGTAACTCCGTCGATTAAACCAGTCTCAAATGCAGAGGCGATAAGCTCTGGGTCAGAACAGTCCAGAAAGATTTTCATGACTCTCCTGTATAGGTTATCAGTATTTAGAGTAGCAAAAAAGGACCCTAATGGGTCCTTTGTTAAGAAATCAAGACTTGATTCTCCAGTTTTTGGTGCCTCTGGATTTTAAATCAATCCATTTGGCATAGTGTATACCACGATAAGTCAAAAATCCAAAGACTTTTTCTGGATCGTGTTTGTCAGGGTCAAAATCTGGAAGACCGTAATCGATTACAATCTTCATTTGACCCTCTCCTCACATCTTTTGTAAAAGAATGAGTTCCCCATAAATCATGCCGATAAATGCGGCGCAACCTATAGACGTAAGTCCAACAACTGTTAGTGCTTGCATGGCGATCACTTCTGGTAGGTGTGACCACGATAGCAGAAGGTGCCATGCACTTCATCAGCATCACCTTGCTTGCACTCAAACTTGACACCGCGATAGGTAGTCATAGCAATCTGTGCATCGTGCAGTGCTGCTGCCTTTTGAATCTGCTTCTTGATGAGGGTTAAGGTGTTCATTTGTCTTCTCCTGAAGTAAGGGTGGTTTAATCCCCGTTCCTTCAGTCGTTTGCGTCCCAGTAGAATCTACACTCGGGTACAGATTCCTTTACGGTCTCTACTAACTCTACAACTATGTGTGGAGGTAGTTCTGATCTGTTCTTTTTGATTCTGAGCATTAATGCATCAGCATCAGAACACATCATATTCGAGTATAAAAGAAATTCAAACATGGGATGAACGCTCCGTTCCGCGACTTACTTGCGTCTCACTATACTAACATATCAGTACAATGACCTTCTACCTTAGTTCTAAGATAACCTAATAGATTATATTTAGAACGTCTGTCCAGGTTGTCATCCATGAGGATTTCAACTCTTCTTTGTAGAAACCTTTCACAACTCATGTGCCACCCATAGGGGTTGCCGTCATTATGATGGGCTAAGGTCAATGCCAGTAATATGCTGAGCATTGTGAGATGAACGTAAAGTTCGTAGCATTCGCTACATTTATATTTATAGCATGACTACTCTTTACGTGTAGTTCAGTCCGATACCTTTTTTACTTTTCTTAAGTATTTGTCGGACTCAACATCTGTGATAAGAGTCATACCAGATTCAATAAACTCTTTACCCTTATCTACACTATGTCTAGTGTTTCTTTCCTGTTCCTGACGTGCTTTTTTCTTTTCCATTTCCCACATAGACTCCGCGAAAGGATTACCTGGTTGGTCAGTTTGATCTAAAAATGAATCCCACTCAGCATCAGAGAGAAAATCCTGCGAACGAATCTGATTTGACATCTTGTTTAATTCCTCCGATGACATAACTTTCAATCTCCGTTTCTTGAGGTGCATTTTGTTGACCCTTACTATTTAACCAATGCTCTGTCCAGGGCAGAGGGTTATTTTTAGCAGGGATATCGAACATTGGTTTGATACCAATGGCTTTCATTCTACGATTGGCAATCCACTCAACGTAGTTATGTAACAAACGTTCATTAAGACCAATCATAGAACCATTCTTGAACAGATAATCTGCCCACATTTTCTCTTCATCGACCGCAGTTTGGAACATGTTTTTTACATATCCCTCTTCCTCAGATGCAATCTGTTGCATCTCTTTGTCATCACCATCCTTCCACTTGTTCAGGATATTCTGAGTAAGTACAAGGTGCTGTGACTCATCACGAGCAATAAGAGAAAGAATCTTTGCAGAACCTTCCATAAGTTTGTTTTCACCGAAGGCAAACGAGCAAGCGAATGAAACATAGAAACGAATACCCTCAAGGATATTCACGTTAGCAACTGCACGATACAGTTTACGCTTCAACTCATAACGCTCAATTTGACCAGAGACGTGACCTTCTGTAGCAAGTTGCCACATGGTGCTGCCATCATATTGATGAGCAGATTCGATGAAGTCATCATAAGACTGAGTAACAGAAGATGCACGAGAAAGAATCTTCTCGTCTTCCAAAATAGTGTCAAACACCTCTGTAGGATCAGAATATACGTTCTTGATGATGTAGGTATATGAACGGGAGTGAATCATCTCCATGAACTCCCACACAGTCATAGCAGATTCAAGTTCAGGGAGTGAACAGTAAGGGATAAAAGCCATCCCAGGACCACGCCCTTGTACACTATCCAGCATGATTTGGTATTTAAGGTTAGAAGTGAAGATGTGCTTCTGCTCTTCCGATAAAGTTTGGTAATCTGCACGGTCTTTTTGAAGTGATACCTCCTCAGGTCTCCAGAAATATCCCAGTTGTTGCTGAGTCAATTTATCAAATACAGGATACTTGAAAGAGTCATACCTCTGGACTCCCAGAGGTTGACCAAAAAACATAGGTTGTTTCTTTGTGTCTACTTTGTTGCTGTTAAATACGGTCATTCGGTTTACTTCAGATCTTGCAGGACTCACAGTCTTCCTCCTCGGATTCTAGCAGTTGTTGGATAAGTTCGTCAACGTTTTCCTTTGCAGGTTCGTCGTCACCATCTTTCTTAGCATCATATGTGTTCTGATAATAAGATGTCTTCCAACCATACTTGTAAGTGGTGAGAAGGTCTTTTGCCATCACAGATACTGGCACTTCATTGTCAGGATACATTTCTGGATTGTAACTCCAGTTACCAGAGATTGCCTGGTCAAAAAACTTTTGAATTACGGCGGTAACTTTGATGTATCCGTCGTTGTTTGGCATGTCCCAGAGCAACGTGTAGGCATTCTTAAGTGTCGTGTAAGACGGGACAATCTGCTTAAGGGGTCCTTTCTTACTCTTCTTAATGGACAGGTATGCTCTAGGAGGTTCGATTCCGTTTGTGGCATTTGACACAACGGAACTGCTCTCCGAAGGCATTTGTGCGGACAATGTTGAGTTCCTAAGACCGTATTGTTTAATTCGCTCTCTAAGATACTCCCAATCACACTGAAGCTCATTCGGTACAATCTCGTCTACTTCCTTCTTATATGTATCGATAGGAAGAACTCCATCAGCGTACTTAGTTTTACCAAAGTAACCGCATGGACCTTTCTCCATTGCAAGACGGTTTGATGCATTTAACAAAGCATATTGAAAACGCTCAGTCAATTTATGCACCAGGTCATGTGCCTTAGTACTGTCATAGTTTGCACCATTCTTAGCAAGGTAGTGTGCCAGACCGATGTAACCAACGCCCAGAGAACGGCGGTTAATCGTGCTCTGCTTTGCAGCATCAACAGGATACTCCTGATAGTCAATGAGAGCATCCAGACCCCTTACAGCAAGGTCACAGAGTTCATCCAGTTCATCCAACTTGGTAAGTTTACCAACGTTGATAGCAGACAGAATGCACAGAGCAATCTCACCAGATTTATCAATATGCTGGATAGGGTCTGTAGGCAGGGTAATCTCCTGACACAGGTTAGACATATTCACCTTGTCCTTGAAGGACGAGTGCGAATTGCAGTGGTCGATATTCATGATATAGAGACGACCAGTCTCAGCACGCTCCTTCAGGAGGTCCAGAAACAGTTCTTGAGCACGGACAGTTTTCCTTGGAATGTCTCCATCAGATTCATAACTTGTATAGAGATCATCAAACTCATCAGTGCCAAAAGCGTCATACAAACCAGGTACGTCGTGCGGACTGAAGAGGGAGATGATTCCGTTGTTGATGAAACGCTCATAGAAGAGTTTACTGATTTGAATGCTGTAGTCTAGTTTACGAACTCGGTTATCTTCGGTGCCCTTGTTATTCTTCAGGACAATGATGTCTTCGATTTCTTGGTGCCAGATAGGAAAGTGGACAGTCGCTGACCCACCTCGGATGCCGTTTTGTGTGCA